AGGATTTGAGAGCCTTGGAGCCCACTCCGGGAGACACCATCTCACCGTCTGAGAATGTCACTCCGCCAATTTTGCCGCTGTTCGCCATCGTCAGTCTCCTCAGTCTCCGCCCTCATCTCCATCACCACCCGTCTGGGAAGTGTCATAGAATGTGGCGTGAATCGCTGTCACGTTTATGGTTTGGGACTCCAGGTCCCTCTCTAGCCTGCGTATCTGGCCCACCTCAGCCGGGAGACCGTGGATCCGATACTGGATCGTATCCCCCAGTTGGAGCCTGTACCACGGGGAGCCCAAGTCCGTCTCAGAGTAGGTCTGGCGCTGTGCGAATTGCGCCGTGATGACCTGAGCGGCGGTCTGTAATCCGTCGCCGGTCGCGGACTTCTCATGGTTCCAGATCGAATACGAGTCAGCCTTTGAGATGATGCCTCCACCGTCGCTGGCTCCCTGTTCGATCAGGTCGTTCCCGAGTTGGGTCCTGGAGTCCTCGGGCGATAGGTCATCCACAGGATCCCCGCTCGCCGCCGCTTGAGGCTCTCCATAGATTTGGGCTGATGTCAACTCAAGACGGTTGAGATACTCCCCGGATGGGTCCGAGAGCACGCGACCCGAGACCGGAGATGAGCCCACCAGATCGGATGGTCTGATCTGATAATCGGCTGTGAATTGCACGGGGTTCGGTCGCCTCCACAGCGGATACCATCGCCGCTCTCCCGTGGTCGGGTCGAACCTCTGAGCGAAATCAGCCGGGGCGGTCTTGAAGAGGTCGGTGAGAACGTCTCGCACCGTTGGCGGGTTTTTCGTGAGGTTCAGAGGGACCGCGCATTGCATCCGCTCCCACTCCTGGACATTGATCGGCCTCTGTGCATCGAAGTCCGCGAGAGCGCCCGTCCCGAACACGTCCTGACCGAGAGAGAGGGGTCCAGGGGTCTCGATGAAGTCCTCCAGAATGTCCTCAATTCGAGCCCGAACAGAGAGCCCGATCCCCTCGATATACTCGGTCTTGGCTCCGTTGCCCACGGGGCTGCTGGTCGGCTGTCCAATCTCTGGCCCCGATATCCGAGCGAAGACGCGATATCCCTGGACGAAGGGGAAGGAGATCCCCGCTGATGTCCCGAATGTGACGTTAGTCCCCAGGGGTCCAGCCGCGTACTCCTCATTGAGGAAGGTGATGGTGGGAGGGATCTTGAGGATGGTTCCACCGGCCAGACCGATGACCTGGACGGCGAGTTCGTGGACGAAGACGTTAGGCTGTGCGCTCACATGCGCCCAATACCGCGTTCCAGCTAGGGGGATGCCTCTCTGTCCGTAGGGGAGGATCTCACGCCAGATCGCCTCATAGGCTGTGGTGGTGACTCCCTTCCCGATGATCCCACCCACACCCATCTCCCGGTGGTCTGGGTTGATGTCATAGGTGCCGGGATAGTAGAGGGCGTCCACTTGCCCTGATGCGCGGGTCTCCGTCCACGCTGAATCGTCAATCGGGTATTGGACCGTGGGCCATGCCTCAGCGAGGAGCGCGATGTATTCCCGAGCGATGAGCGAGAACGATTGAGGCTTGATGCTCGGGGGACGGTCAACGAATCCACGGAACCTCTCCTCAGCGTCTCCAGAGTCCAGATCCACGATCCAGACAGACAGATCCCGAGACCTCCACCGCCCATAGAGCGCGGCCATCCTCAGATCCCCGTCCCCACTATCATCGGGAGTCTCGCTGTCAGGGTCCACGGGATATGAGAGAGGGACCGTGACCGCAAATTGACCGGGGGGGGCGATGTGCTCCGAGAGTTTGCCCAGGTCCTCGATCATCGAGACGTTGAACGCCCCCGCTCGCCAGTACCTCATGGTCGGCCACTGTGCGCCATCGTCAGGGTCTGGAGCCGTGTGGCCCGTGCCTACCCTCGGAGCGGGTCCAGAGAGCCTGAGAGCGCGGCTGTGTCCGTCTGGATCGTGGTATTTGCAACGGATGAGATACCCGAGCCTTAGACCCCGCTTCTGGTAGTCGATGGGCATCGACTAGGGGACCAACTGACCGAGGGACATCTGGCCCGAGATATAGTCCGACTCATTGCCAGCGTATGACGACGCGGAATACTCGCGGATCGTCCCGTAAAATAGGAACCCATTATCAGCCTCGGTGATGGCGAGGGCAGACCCAGAGAGGAGCGTGGTCCAGTTGAGGGCGAACACCATCCCCCGGTCCCTCCCGTATCGCTTTGCCTCCACCATCCACGCCCGATAGTCAGCCGCCTCCCACCGCTCAAGCTCGATCCCCATCCTCCACTCAGATTTGAGAGCCACAGGATGCTGATTCTCCAGAGTCCGAGCCGGGGTCCGCACGAAGAGGTCTTGGTCCTGGATCTCTCGGACGGTGCGGGTGGATGATGAGATCGCGTTCATCGCGCGGAGGATGCCGATCCGGTGGTGGGTGTGGTCGTCCACATGATTCCACCGGACGAACCAATATCGGTATCCCGTTGCGTTGCTGGTAACGCCAACCTGTAGCGTGTTCTCTGCCTCTGATGGACGGTCACTCACTGTGACCGTGAGAGCCGCTCCCGAGGCCCACGCGGCTGAGGCGTCTCCCAGATACGAATTGGACGCGAAGATCTGAACGTCCCCATACATCTTGGCGTTCGAGGTCTCTGAGCCCCCCACGGACTCCAGAATCAGCGCGAACAGATTAGGAGCTATGACACCCGAGCCGCTGGGAGTCACGTACTGGACCCACGTCTGAGTGCTGCTCCTCGCTTCGTTCGCACCGTAGGACGTGGAGCCTGAGAGGTTCGTGGCATCCCACCCCAGAAGGATCGTCATCAGGTTGCGGGTCGGAGTGGATGAGTTGGGGATGGAGATGACGCCACCCGCCGCAGTGATCCCGAACGTCCGTGAGCCTGCGTTATAAGTCCACGAATACGTGTGGGAGAGCGTCCCTCCGGTCTGGTTCGCTGAGTCGTTCGTCTCGGTGTTGAGGTGGGAGAGGAGAGCCGCGACGGTCCCGAACCACCCACCGGGGATCTGGACCGTAATGACCCCGCCGCCCTCATTGATGTATACGAGATCGTCCGTCCCCGTGGTGATCTCGAACGAGCCGCCGCCCTCCTGGCCCTCCCATTGCTGGTACATCTGACCGGGAAGGTCCGTCTGGAGGTTGGCTCTGGGGAGGTCTGAGGTCTCTCCTGAGACGCTGGATGTCACTCCAGAGCCCCCGAACAGGTCAGAGAGGAAAAGGCCAGCACGGGACATCAGAGAGCCCCTGCGTATCGGACGTTCCGTCTGAAGTCCGCGCCGTCCTCAACCGCTCGGGTGAGGTGTGGGCTCAATGATCGCGTGAGTCTCCGTCCGTCCATCTCCACCACCACCTCAGTCGGCTGATTTGCGGATCCCATCACGCCCATCTCAAGCTGTCTACGCTGGAGGGAGAGCATCTTGGTGATCTCGGAGGTCCCCTTTGGGTCCATCACCATCTCATCCTGACGCACCGCGAGCACGGTGTGATGGTTCAGTCCCGCATTGCGAAGCGCACCGGGAGCGAGGCCAGCATCAGCGATGCCCTGGATCGCGGTTGCCGCGATGGTAGCGACCTGAGCCGCGCCAGCGATACCCACGCCCGCCGCCGCCGCCGCATTTGCCGGGGGGGGGATTGTTGCGAGAGCGTTTGAGATCGCCAGGGCGGTGTTCACGATTGCACCAGCGAGAGCCGCCGCTTTGCCTGTCAAGAACAGAGCCTTCGCCGCCGCCTTTCCCGCTTTGGTCTGCCCAAAGTAGGAATCCTCAACCGCTTGTTGGGCTAGTCCTGCGAACGTCTCAACCGCCCCAAACGACGCGAGAGCGGCCCCTATCTGCTCATGTTTCGTGCGCTGGATAAGCGCGATCTCTTGAGCTTTCCTCTCCTCATCTCGCTGGAGAGCCTCCATCCTCATCTTGTCAAGTTGGGCCAGCCGGTCCTGCTCTGCCCTAACCATTGCCTCCGTCTTGGCGTCCTCGAACTCCATGAGGCTGGCTAGTTCGCCACCCCGTCCGAACTCCATCCCGCCGCCAACAAAAGCACCGAAATCTCTCGATCTTCTCGCCTCCGCTGATTCTGGGACCACTGCGACCTTGTTAGACTTTCCGCCCCTCCCGCTTGACGATGGGGCCACTGTCTTGGTCTTGATGAGCGCGGCCTGAGACTCCGTGACCAATCGGCCATCAGGAAGAATGACCAGATCCTCTGGGACGCCTCGATCAGCCGCCCTCGCGGATATGCTTGCCATCCTCTTTCTTCGGTTTTCTCTCTCGTCTTCCTTCCTCCTCATACGATCCAGAGCACTGGAGGCACCGTCAATACCAGGGATCGCATCCAGAGCAGCCGCACCAAGACTTGCGAAGAACTCAGGGATAGACCGCACCGATTCGATAAAACGCATCGAGGCGGGGATACCCTCATTTGTAATCAAATTGATCAGGTCCGTGAGGACGGGTATCACACCCTCAGCCATGGAGCCACGGACTCCAATCATGGCGGTCTTTAGATCCGCCACCGCCGTCTGATACCTCTCAGATGCTGCGATAGCCTCCTCCGACATGTACCCGCCGAGACGGCGGAGAGACAGATCAGCCTGATCGAATGCCTGAGAGCCCTGGAGGAAGATGTCAGCCGTCTCTGTCCCCGCCCGACCCAGGAGGAGCATGAGAGTGCCGGTGGCGTCCGCTCCCTGACCCATCGCCTTGATCCGGTCGGCCAGATCGCGGGAGACATCCATCACGCTGCGGAGCTTGCCATCAGCCCCCTGGACGTTGATCCCGAGACGCTCGAACGTCTCAGCCATCCGCTTATTTCCGGTCACGCTGTCCAGCATGTTCCGCTGGAGACGCTTCATGCCGCTGGACAACTTCGAGAAATCGACCCGAGCCCGCCCCGCTAAGAATGAGAGTTGCTGGGTCTCCTCATTCGTGACGCCGAGGACTCTCGCCGTCCGCGCGAACTCATCACCCATCGCCGCCACAGCGGTGGCGTTCTTCACCAGAGCGGCGGTGAGGCCAACCACAGCCGCGCCAGCCGCCGCCGCGCCAGCCGCCGCCGCCATAAACGGGGAGCCCATCCCCGCCCGCATGCGCTTCGCTTGACGGTCTAGCTTGCCGAAGACACCACCGAGTTGCTTGAGTTCCCGCTGGGCCTTTTTGGTGTTCGCGCCGACCTTGATCTCTACAGCACTAGCCAAGGATCACCCCCTCTCCCGCTCGATCCTCTCCCGTGCTCTCTCCCTCTGAGCCAGGGTGATGACTCCCCACTCCGCATCCAGGACCCCGAACGCTGAGAACAGCCACGCGGGCTGGCTCGATGGGTGGCCCTCCTGCGGGAGACTCCTCCGATCTCCGTCCCTCGCGTCCGACCATCGACGGACTGCGGACCAGATCCGGCCCTGCATCTTGTTTGGGCATGTGGAGATCGCCCGGTCCCTGACTCTGAGGCCCTGTGGGCGCATCGACGGAGACGGAAGCGTGACGGGTGTACGCCACTCGTCTCCGCCCTGCCTGCATCGTTTTCCGCCACATCGTCCCCACAGCCTACACCCGTCCCATCCAAGTTCTTCTTTCGCCGCCCTCCGCTCCTCCTCGTCCCACTCCATCTCGGGAATGTCAAGGTAGTGGAGGGCGGCTCTCAGTTTTTTGAGTCGTCCTCCGTGAGCACGCCCGAGAACAGAACGTGAGTCATCACCTCTGAGCCCAGATCCGTCACCTCATCCAGAAGGTCCAGGAGGGCATCCAGGGAGATCGGATCATCCCCGTCTGTGATGCCCTCAGAGCCCACCACATGAGCCCGGAGGAACCGGGAGCGGTAGGAGTTCCCAGACTCCTCAGCCGCTCTCAGGACCTCCAAGGTGGCCCGTGCGGACCCGTCCGAGCCCTCCCGACGCTCCTCATCCTGAGCGAGTAGCTCGAACCACTCATGCTGGTGGCCTCGGATGAGGGGACGGTGGAGGATTGCGAACGGGTCATCAGTCTCACGATTGCCAGAGAACTTGGGGACGAACCGCTCATTCGGTACCTCATATCCCCGTAACGTCTTGATATCCATTGGTTTGCGCTCCGCATGGATGTGAACCCGGATCCCCCGGGCGGGTCTGGGCTAGCCCAGCATGATGAAGATCTCATCCATCGTGGTCCCCCGAGCCTGACCCGAGAACGAGAGACGGACCTCACCGTCATCGAACGCGAAGTCAGGGACCTCGACATAGACGGAGGGACACTCCACAGCCACGATGGCCCCAGTGGTGTCACCTTGCTGGCAGAACCACTCGATCCCCGATCTCTGGATCGCGTCTCTCACCCGGTGCATCTCCGGGGTGTATCGGCTCCAGGACTCACAGGACGCTGTGACGTTGCGAAGCCCCTGGACGTAATCCGCCACCTTGTATTCCGCCCCATGGACATCCTCACGGAGGATGAGACCGTGATCCACCTCCAGAGAGAAGGTCTCGATCTCAGAGAGCACATCCGCCAGATACGCATGGCCACCGGTCGCCGGGACCGGTGAGCCCGCATAGGTGCCTGGGACCTGATAAGGCTCGATCATCGCTCCGCTGTCATGGGAGTGAGCGGATCCAGACGGGGAGGAGCGGACGACCGTGAGGTCAGATCCTGCCTTGCCTGTCACCTGGACGAACTCCTCAGCCGCTTCGCCTCGGTCGATCACGTAGTAGTAGGGGTTGGCTACGCTCACGTCGTCGGGAACGATGTCCGCATTTGCCACGGGCACAGTGAGCACGGAATTATTGATCGCTCCCCCGAGCGTCCCTGTGTACTGGAGACGCCCCTCACGCGCTCGCCCTGAGAGGGTGAGACGGATGGCCCCATCACCTCCGCCACTCACGCCCACAGTGGTCGCAAAGGCCCCCGTGAGACGCCACATGTGCGAGTTATTCCCGAGCCAGATCGTGGCTCCGTCTGGGTCCGCGTCCGCTCCATCATGGGGACGGTATGTGATTCCACTCGTCACCGTGACACCCGCGCCGGGAGCCGCTGAGAGCGGTGTGGCTAGGGTGATCTCGTCGGGGTTTGGACCCTCGTCGATGGACAGGATCCGCCGGGTCTCCCCGCTAATCGTCACGCATGAGATGCCAGCGGTGAAATTGGCCCCCGTGCCCTCGGTGATGGGGATAACGGTGGTCGTCGCTCCCGCACCACTCACGGCGGTGTTCGCCACGGCTGCGGTCAGTTGGAGCAGTCCGCAGTTCTGGAGGAGGTCCGACCAATCGGGAGCAGTCGCCGCCGTGCCCGGGGTGTAAGCGTAGATCTCAGCCGACCACTCAACCGTCTCCTTCAGTTCGATGGACCCGTTCTGGGTCGCCGTCCCGAAGGAGTCCTCACGGGCCTGAGAGGGGCGCTTGACATTCACGGTGGCATTGATCAGCCGCACCGCATCAGCCGCTACCGGATATTGCGTGGCTGGCGTCCCGAACGTGGACTCAGGGTCCACAAACATCACGCGATAAATCGGGGATCCTCTGTTTGGTCCGGTCATCTCATCATCTCCATCCGGCTCAGGAGCCGGGGTAATCCTCGATCACCACCACCTCAACGCCCCAGCGGAGGAGGGTGTTCGCGGTGTTCAGTTCGGTCAGGAACATGCTCTCAGCCTCAACGATCTCAGCCCGCAGGATCCGCCCTCTCGCGTTGCCTGTGGTGCCCCCATTGTTGAGGGTATAGCCATAGGCCCCCGGGGTGGTAGCACGGAGGAACATCGACCGCATGACTGCATCGTAATCCAGCGACCGCTGGACTAGAGTGGCCTCATCCCCAACGATGTCACGATCCACGCACATCAGGAGGATGCTCAGGCTGTGGGGGACTTCGCGCGAGTTGTTCGAGGTCTCCCGAGAACTGCTCTCCCAGATGACCCCTCCGTAGGGGCTCAGAGTGTCCGTCTGAGAGCCGAGAAAGACATAGTTGTCCCACTGGACCACATCGGGCAGATCATCGACTGAGAGACTCTCCTGGGACCGGTAGACGCCCAAGGCATCGTTGAACGAGGCCCGGGAACTGTCCGAGGTCGTCAAGAACCCATAGAGGGCATCTGTCACCAGTCTGGCTCCGACGATTGGCATCAGCGTGTCTTCATCCGCGCGAGCCGATTCATGGAGCCCTGACGGCGCTCAAATGCCTTCGCGTCGATGATGCCAGCATCAGCCCCGAGAGCCTGACGACGCTTGGCGACGATCATGGACTGAAGGATCTGCGAAATCACGTAGGGTAGGGTGCCTTTTTTGACTCTCGGGTCGAACTTGATCGGAGGGCGGGCGGGCATGTTCCGAGTGCCAAACTGGTGATAGGTGCCGATCCGCTCAGGCTCGCCCTTCGCGCCTACGGAGAGGCTCTTTTTGTTCGCTCGGACCCGAGACCCGGAACCGCCCGTGAGCGCAACGCGGAGCGCACCGGTACGCACAAGGATCGGACGGCCCGGGAACTCTCGCGCCTTCTGGATCGCATAGCCTGGGGAGAGTGGCGACCACTTGCGACGGTTGCCAGTTGCGGCTCCCTCGCTCTTGAACGTCCGCATATTGTGACGGTGGATCAGTGTGGTGACGTGGGGCCATGCCTCGGAGGCGTCATCGATCAGATCCGCCCACTTCTCCATGCCTCTGAGGAGCTTGAGCCCACCGGGCTCCATCGTGATGGAGAATCCCTCCCCCACCTTGCCACCGAATTGGGACCGCTGGACCATCAGAGAGGCTCCGCATCCTGGATCACCGGTCCAGGGATGTACGCCACGTTATCCCCTCCCCAGGTCTCGGAGTATTGGGGATCCTTCCCGTCCGTCCAGTCCGATGACGAGAACGGAGACGCGGGGAGGTTCTCGGCGGAGCCATCCACGATGAGGACCGCTCGGAGTTGCCGGTCATCCTTGAGATCCTTCAGCATATCCATGGCAGCATCTATCAGCCGCTTGGCTGTGGTGTCACCCTGGCCCGCCGCGCGGACGCCCTGAGCCCTGACACCCACGCTCCCCTTGGCCTCCAGAACTCTCCCAGAGGTGAGCAGAGACTCAACCTCCTGAGCCCATCCCTCTCCCGCACTCGAAGCGGTGAACGATGGGGAGACACCAGCCATCCTGAGATGCGTCCTGATGAGGTCGTAGGACCGATTCCAGAGGAATGTTCCCTGAGCCGCTGTGGGTGTGGTTGTGGTGGTGAGAGAGCCGATCTGGGGGGCGTGGCTCAGAGCCTCAGAGATGGATGAGTTGAAGGGCATCTCAGACCCCCTCTGGCTTCTTCGCCTTCTTCGCCTTCTTCGGCTTCACGATCTCAGCCTGACGACGACGGACCAACCGGATCGCGTCATCCTCGGAGACCTCGATCTCAGCGCCAGCCCGGAGACTGGACACGGGGCGCGGCTCTCCCTCCACTCGGAAGGATCCGCGCATCGGACACAGGAGACGAACCTTGATCACTCCGCCTCCAGAGACGCCAGAGCGTCCTCATAGACCTTGATGGACGATGCGCCGACCCTCGGGTCCTCGGACTGGAGAAAACGCACCTCAGACTCGCTGAGGCCCTCAAGGAATGCGGGCATCTCTCGGATGGTGGGCCATCGAGAGGGGACCGAGACAGATGGAGCGGAGTCCACACCACCACCCGAGAGAGAGGTGGATGATGGTGTGGGCTCCTGGGGGGGCTCCATCTCTGCCGAGTCGTCAATGATGACGCATCCGTCCGCGAGGAAACGGGCGAGATCCTCGGCTGAGAGGTCTGGGAGGGGGGAGCCATGCCTGATGACTCCTCCCCCAGACTTCTTTCCAATCGCGCGACCGGGAGCGATCTTATAGCGGGCCATTCGTTCGCTCCTCTGCGCGCTAGCTCAGTGCGAAACCATCATTGGCGAGGATGCGCCAAAGGTAGCCGCCTCCCACCGTGATGGCTTCGAGGCTGATGTGGTCGCCCGCATCCGCCCCGGTTAGGGTTGTGTTTCCGGCCTGATTGACAGCCGCCGCCACCGTGATGGCGATGTCTCCACCTCCATCAGTGTCGAACCCGATGGAGAGCCTCTGACCGACGAATGTGGGGATTGCGAGTGTTCGCGTTTCTCCACTTCCGCCACTCGTCAGCATCAGCGAGCCCGATGAGGTGACGGGGATGGCCGCACCATCGCCAGGATCCGTGATCTCCTCGGTGATCAAGACCTTCGCGATCAGATCGCCTGTGACGACGAGATCCCTAGAGGCCGTGACCGATCCGAGGAAGTAGCGATCCTCAAGAACTGGAAGACTGCTCATTGTGGGCCTCCTTCCTTATGCGACGACGGCAGACCAGAGGTAGCCGAGGCTCGGGGTGGGGACCGTGAACTGCTCACAGAAGATCGCGTCAATCTGCTCCTGATACGACCCCGGGAGGTCGTATCGGCGGATCTCAGGATCACCAGCACCACGGAAGCGGAACCGCTGGATGCAGGACTGAGGCGTGTACGGAGTCGGGCTCTCAACGATGTGAGCGAAGAGACAGAACTTGCCCCAGATGAAGGACTTGGTTTCCGTCAGTCCCTCAGCCGCTGTGTTGCTCGAAGCCGCACCCACGATGATCCGGTCAACGTCCAGAGCCGCCGCGAGAGCGTCATCAGGGACGATGCCACCGCTCGAAGATGT